CTCGTCGCCGCGCTGGAGGCTGCGCCATGACGGAGCATCTGTACGTCGTCCCTGCGGCGCCGGACGCTTCGGTGATCGCGTGCTTGGAGGATGCGCTCGCCCGTGCCCGTGCGGGTGAGGTACTGGGCGTGGGCCTCGTGATGTCCTGTGCTGGGCGCGCTGAGGCCACGTCCTACGCGCTCGGCAGTGGGAGCGTGGCGGCGCTGGTGCTGGCCACTGAGCGTCTCAAGGTGCGGTTGCTCGCCATCGGAGGTGACGAATGAAGCCCCCCGGTCATACCTGCCCGCAGATCGATCGGGCACAGTCGGCCCTCCGCAAACTGGCGTGGCGTGCGGCTGGAGGGTTCGCCATCATCACGCCCGCTGAGGTATGCGATGAGGGTTTGCGTGCGCTCGAGGAGGTCCGCCAAGAGAACCGCCACATGCGCGAGGCGTATACATGGGCGCGTGCCGAGGCCGACCGCGTCGGGCAGGAGCTCGCTGCCGTCCGCGAGCGGGTACGTGAACTGGAATGGAACGCGGCGCGTCGCGAGTTCATCGACAGCCTGTGTTACGGCGAGACGACCGACCGCGCGCAGCTCATCGAGTACGCGCGCACGCTGCTACGAGACGAGGGCGACCTATGACATGCACGCGCTGCGGTAGTCGCCTCGACGTGGAGCAGACAAGCGGCCCGGAGCGCACCGCCCGCAAGCGGCGGCGGGACGTGCGTAAGATGGTCGCTGCGACCGAGTACGTGGTTCGGCGCCGGCGGTGCGTCGGCTGCGGTCAGGTCGTCCACACCGTCGAGGTGGAGATCACCGATCCCGCGCCAGCGCCTTGATCTGCTTCTCGGCGCGGGTCAGGCGCTCGTCCAGCTCCTCGACGCCTGGAGAGTCGGGACGGATCACCGTCCCCACTTTCCGGGTCGTGTCGCTTAGGCGTCGGTCGATCGCGTCGATGCGCTTCTCGAGCGCAGCGTGTGCGGTCTGACAGGGGGGAGGCGAGGCGCCTCCGTGTCCTGCCATGTCACGCTCAAGCCTGATCCGCTCAAGCGCCTGCTGGTGTTTCTGTTCGCTGTACTGCGTCCAGAACTTCCAGCCGGCGCCACCGCCCAGCACCATGACGAGCAGGACGGCGAGCATGAGCATCGGGTTACCGCCGGCCATGCCCTCGATCTGCGCGAGGTCAGGCGGCGCGTCGGGGAGAAGTACCTGCGTCTGCTGATCCTCGGAGACAGGAGATGTGCCTTTGGGAAGATCCGCGGGAACGGCAGACGCAGGAGAGGTAGGAGTCGGCAGAGGCTCGTCGGGCGTGTCCGTGAGAGGCTCCATGTCGGCTCCGTAGTAGGTACGAAAGGTGACGCCCGCAGGGATGTCGCAGTCGCGTAGGGTCGCCGCCGTTCCCGGCTCGACCTCGACTACGTCCCCCGGTGCTGGGCATGTCACGTCGGGATGAAAATGATCTCGTAATTGACCGAGGCGCTGTCGGAGAACAGCGCCAGCGTGTGCGCGCCCTGGAACCCGCTGTGGGCGCTGCTGTCCGCCTTGATCGTCAGCGGCTCGCCGATCGTGAAGAACTCAGACGGCGCAGCACCGTCCTGCGTCAACGTGGAGGCGAACGATACCCGGAGCGCCTTCGACGACTTGTCTCGGTTGTGGAGGATGACTGCGACACCTGGGACGCTCGGGATGGTCACGAGCTGACAGGTATTGACGCTCGATGGCGTCGTCCCCGAGTGGACGAATGGGATCGCTGGCAGCGTCGAGAGGTTGACGGCGGGCATCAGACCGCCCGCCATGCGGTGATGGACCCGTCAGCATCCTCAGTCACGACGCACGGGACAGTCCACCCCTCGGCGTCGGCCTGTGCGCTGTAGACGGGCGGGATGCCCACGAGGTACGCCACGCACGACTCGGAGACGGCGACCGAGGTGGCCTCGGAGGCGCTCCACGTCGGCGGGGCGATGAGTAGATCCTGCATGGCTTAGCCTCCGAAGCTCACGAGACAGACAGTGCCGGCGGTGCCCGTCGTGCCGGTCGTGCCGGAGCCGATGCCCGTGCCGCCTGCGCCGCCGTTGGCCGTCACCACGCCGCACTGCGAGGTGGGCGTGTTGGTGATGATCCACACGATCCCGCCACCACCGCCACCGCCGCCTCCAGCGCCACCGAGGGTAGCCGTGCCCGAGGCGTTCTCGCCAGCGCCACCGTTCGCGGCGATCGTGCCGCTGTTCGCAAGCGTAGCCGCAGCCAGCCACACGATCCCGGCGCCACCGCCACCGCGCCCGCTGACAGGCGTGTCCGTGTTGACGATGCAGCCGCCGCCACCACCACCAGCGCCGCCGTTGAACGCCGACGCGCCGTACCGGCCCTGCTGCCAGTGCCCCGCAGCGCGCACGAGCGGCGTGGGAGCAGCCGCTCCACCGCCCGCGCCACCGAGGTAGGCGCCCGAGCCCTGCCCACCAGCGCCGCCCGTAGGCGCAGCCCCGGTATCGTTAGGCGAGCTGCCGCCACCCGAGCCCCCGCCCGGGTTGCCGCTGCCCGTCGTGTTGCGCGAGGTGCCACCCGCACCCGCCGCGCCACCGAGCCACTGACGCGCCGTCCAACCAGCGCCGCCAGCAGACCCAGCGTTGCCATTGTCGTTGTACGAGCCGCCCGCGTCGATCGTACAGGTGCCCTTGACGTACGTGCGGTAGCCAGCCGGCTTGTACACGCCGCCCGAAGGGATCGTCAGCGTCTGCCACTGGCGCTCCGTCGTCGCGGTGTAGGTGCCCACGACGGAGAGGACGCCGTCCCCACCGTTGCCGTACATGCCCGTGACGGTCGTACCAGCGGAGGCGCCCGCAACGCTCGGGTAGACCTGGGTGCTCATGCGAGCACGCGGTAGACGACGACGTAGTCGTAGACGTTGTCGGCGCCGGCGTTGGGCGTCGGGAGCAGGTAGAGCTTCCCGTTTTCGTAGGTGTTCGACACCGCGCCCTGCGCCTCCACGTCGAACAGGTCAGCGATCGGCGTAGCCGACCCCTGGAACACCATGTCGATGTTCCCGGCGGTGCCGCCGGGGACGCGGTGGATACGCGGCGTGCTGGTCGTGGCGCTTCCCGCCGTGTGCTTGAGCGACACGCGCTCGAGCTGCACGACCTTGACCGAGTCGCCGCAGGTGATCTCGATCGCGGTCGCAGCGCCGACCGAGGTGGCCGAGCCAGTGACTACCTGCGGGATGTTGTACACGGGCGTCGGCATGGTCTACCTCAGTCGAGAAGGGCGAAGGCGATGGACTTGCTCAGGCCGAGGAGGTGCTTCACGAGCTTCTTTCCCTCGTCGGGATCGAGGCGCACGACACCATCGGTGTCCTTGCGAAGCGCGCCCTGAAGATGGTTGATCAGCTGCATCGCCTCGACGGCGATCTCGGCGGCTTCGGACGGGTCGATCTTCATCGCTTGATCCCCTTGACGAAGGGAGTGTATCGCCCCGCGCCGTCGTATACGAGACCTTGCATGCACTGCGCATCGGGGCGCCATGGAGCACCCAGCGACACATGCACCCACGTATACGGGCGATCGGGAGAGGACTTCTCGAGGATGCACTGTCCGAAGTGCAGCCCGCTGTCCTCGATGATCCAGCGGTGCAGCTCCTCCACCGTGACCGAGGGCGCCGATATGTCGGCTGCCTCCCCCTTGAGGTGCTGACTCGTCTTCGACCCGCCGACCTTCGCGTTGACACTCTTGCCCCGGAAGGCACTCGTCACTTTCAACGGGCCGAACTTCGCGCGGATCGGCTCGAGGAGGGTCTTCGCCAGCGCAGTGAGCGCGTGCCGATACTGCTCGGCCTCGGCGGTGTTCGCCGCCTGGAGCGCCGTCTGTCCCGTGCGGGTCAGCTCAGCCCATGAGAAGTGAGGCGATACATCACTCATGTGTCACCGCTGCGACAGGCGGCGTAAGGGTCACGCCGGACGTGGATACCTGGATGCCGGCGAGAGCGAGGATCCCGAGGAGGGCGAGGACGCCGAGTACCCGGATGTCCTGCCGCAGCCCGTCAAGCGCGCCGGTAAACTGCCGCGTCTGCTCCGTGCGGTCGAGGCTCGTCTGCTTCATGTGCTGCGCGAAAAGCGCGGCGAGGGCGCTGCTCTCGGGCTCGTTCATGCGGGCCTCCTGCGCGCTTTATAGCACGCGCTCAGGCGCAGATACGCACCAGCAGACTACGGGTAGAGCGCAGCGTCAAGCGCCTGCACCTGCGCCGGCGACAGCGATCCTCGCTCGACGTTGAGCGCCTCAAGCACAGCCCCGTCCTCGGTCGCAGAGATCGGGTAGCGGCGCAGCGCATCGGGTGCAGACTCACGCCACACGGCCCATCCTGCGATCGTCGCAGACGCCGGCGTGTCCTGTCCCTCCCGCTGCGTCGAGTCCCACACGAGGGCGACGTATGCGTAGGGATCACCGATGATCGCGCGGAGCAGGGCGAGGTCGAGTGTCATGTCGTGTCCTATGGCAGATAGCCGACGCGCAGGAAGCCCGCCGCCCATCGGTTCGCGTTCGTCCGGGTCACGCACTGGAAGCCGGCTCGCAGGAGGACGCTGCTACGTGGGAGCGTCCCCGTGATCGTGCCGCTCTTGAGCAGCGTCGTCCTCGGGTAATTCCAGACCTCGTACGAGAGCTCTGTGCCAGCGGCGTTCACTGCGATGCACACGTAGATGTCCGTTGGCGTCGTGAAGCTGGCCGAGCCCACCGTCGTATCCGTCACCGTCTGCGCGGTGCCGTTCGCCGTCACGATCTTGAGGGTCGTGTCACTGGCCGACGTGGAGTACCGGAGGAGCAGACAGTCCGCGACCACGCCGTCTGTCAGCGCCGTCGTCCACGCGCCCGACGACTGTAGCCCCCACCATGCCGAGATGTTCCCGGCGTTGTTCACGCGCAGAATGCAGTCGAGGTACGGCGTGCTGGTGATCGAGGCCCGCGCCGTCTTCGCTGCGTAGCACGCGACGTTGTTCGTCGTCGTGCTGGTCTGGACGTAGTACCCGCCCGTCTGCGTCGTGTTGTTACCGCCGGCGCCGACGTTGTCGAGATCGCCGGCCACGGCGCCCTCGACGCTCGGGAAGGCACCGCCGCCGAACGTGCGCGCCTGCGAGCCGGACAGCACCAGCGTGTACCCGATGCCCCACCTCGGCACCCATACGACATTGCCGAGCGGATCGTGCCCGATGACATACGTCCCGTCGTTGCGGTACGGCGTCGGCAGGGAGGCGATACCGCTCGGACCTGTCGGGCCTGTCGCCCCGGTTGCGCCCGTCTGCCCTGTAGGTCCCTTGATGTTCGCGGTGACCGACCACGTCCCGCTCGCCTTCGTGTATACGTCGCCCGTGGCGTCATCAAGGTAGTAGTCGCCATCGACACCCAGCGCACCGGAGGGAGCGCCGGTCCCGTCGTACCACGTCGATCCACCGCCACCGCCGCCACCCGACGAGGCGATAGTCAGCTCGACCTCCTCGTTCGCCGGATCGTCCACCATCGTGTACGAGATGCCGGTCCCGGCGACAAACCGGATCGCGCGGCGCTTGTACTCCGTCGTCCCGCCACCCGTGGCAGGGAGGCGCACAGCCACGCGCGCGTTGCTGTTCGTCTTCGGCGGCATGAGCGGGCGGCGTGCTGCTGGCATGCCTACAGACTATCCCGCGCAGGATCCTCGAGGATCAGTAGCGAGAGGCCGATGGACCCCGAGCTGTCCCACTGCACCTCACGCACGAGGGCCACCTGAGCGGACAAACCGATCTCGCTGTCCGTCACTACGACGACATCGCCGCGCGAAATCTCGTCGTAATGGGCACCTGACACGACATAATCCACCGTCCTGCGAGCGAGCGCGTACGCCTTCGCCTGCACGTTGAGGATGGCGTCGGCAGTTGCCACGTCCCAGATGATGGTCGAGTCGGTCGTCATCTCGCGGACGCCCGTGTCTCGCGTCGTACGATACCGCGCCTGGGACACTGCACACAGGTACGAGGCGCGGGTACTCGGGTCCGTGCTGTCGTACGTGGCGTCGAGCGCACGGTACTGCATCGAGACGTTCGTGCGTCGGTTGAAGCAGAAGTTGAGACGGAACTTGTTGGCGATCTTGCTCGAGTCCACCTTCACGCGGGAGGCGCGCTGCGTCGTCGGGTCCGCGTCGGCGTCGATCATCCAGCGGGCGTCCCGCGCCGTCGCGTCGTAGCGCCACACGACAGGGTAGAGTCCCTCCGGTCCCGTCGCCAGCGAGCAGGGCAGGATCGGCAGGAGGTTGGCCGAGAGCCACTCCCAGATGTTCACGCGCGCGTCGATCGCGCAGTCGATGCGGAAGGTGTTCAGCATGGCCGCTGCGGTGGCGCACCGTCCGGCGTCTACCTGCATGCCCGTCTCGCGGAGCAGGTACGTCAGCACGTCGCCGGCGCCTCGGACGAGCTGCCCGTCGTCGCCCACCATGCCGCCGCCCTCATCGGAGCGCGTGCGGTCGTACCATCCGACGTAAAGCGGGACGTACAGGAGCCCGCCGTTCTCGTCGGAGTACGTGCGGTACGAGTCGTCGTCGAGCTCGATGTTCATGTAGTTGGAGCCGAGCGTGCAGACGTTCACGCCGTTCACCGCGACCGCCGCACTACCCGCCGTGTCGCCACGCGCCACACCCGGGCAGACCGCCACCGTGCGGCCTCGGGCGTCGGTCCAGTGTTCTACGAGGAAGCCATTGTCTTGCGGGTCGCTCGCGCTGAAAGCGCCCTTGTAGAAATTCCACGTCTGGTTCTGGATCGACTCCGTGTAGAGGTACACGGTATCGGCCTGGACGCGGTGCCCTGCGATGATGATCACCGGCCCCGGGTCCGCAGCGGTGCCGCTCGGGCCTCGATCCCGCGAGATGTGTACGGCGATCGATCCTTCCCACGCAGGATCAGAGAGGCCGGTCGTGCGCCCCGGGCGCCCGAAGATCACCGGGTAGACGAGGTTCGCATCCTCGGGACGCAGGGACGAATAGAAGTCGGGGAGCGTGCCGGACCACCCGGCGAAGTACGTGTTCTGGAGCGAGTCAGGCCACGTCGAGGACGACACCTCCCTTCCCGGCGCGGGGATCTGCACGTCACTCTGCCAGATCTCGTCCTGCAACGAGAAGTCCACCGGCTCCCACTCGGCACCGTACTCGGGATCGGTCACTCGCCCGACGAGGCGCACGCGGCGCTGCTCATAGGTCTGTCCCTCGCGCCAGAGGGCAAGCGTTCCTGTGCATCCCTCGAGGCGATGCCCCGCCGCCACCAGCGCCGGCACGTCCACGCCGAGGACAGCCGAGACGCTCACGTTCGCCTGTGGGATCTGCGAGTCGAGGAGCTCGAGCGCCTCAGAGAAGGTCATCTCTTGGAGGGCGCCGGCGTAGTGGAGATCGCCCAGCACCGTCGAGGGCACCGTCACATCATCCGTCGAGAGGCGCAGCGTCTGCCCCGCGAACTCGAGGTCAAGGAGCCAGTAGCACGCGCCGGTCACAGCTCTTCCTCGATGCGGACGCGGGCGACTCGGTAGACTTCGCCGCTCGGATCCTCAAACTCGGAGCCCTGCACCGTGTCCACCTGGAGCGTCTCGCTTCTGATCCGTCCATAGAGCTGGAGCGAAGGCGAGACGATCGTCCGCACCGTCGTGCCGCCCGTCATGGTGGCGATCTGCGGGAGGTACACGATCGGCGTCACCGCACCGTCGAGCTGCTCCATGAGCCCGAGCAGGGAGGGCGCCACGTCCGCAGGAGAGGCGATCCCGCCGCCGCCCGCGTGGAGGCGCACGTAGTCCACGTCATTGCGGGCGATGGCGGTCCCGTCCACGCCCTCCTCCCACGCGATCTCGACAGCGCGGCGGGCCGGTCCCGTGCGCTGCACGCGTCGGGCGCCTCCACGCACCTCCGTGAGCTCGTAGGCCGGCGTCATGCTCTGCGCCCTCGAGGCGCTGTACTGCTGGCCGAAGACGTGGAGGTATCCCTGCACGACGCAGCCCACCTCGAAGTACCCCTCGTATGTACTCTGCACAGGGATCCGCAGCCTGTACGCCGAGTACTCCACCGTCGTCGTCTCGGCAGCGATCACTGTCACGCTCGGCATCCACATCTGTCCGTCCGTGCCACTCGTCGGGTCACCAGCTACCGCCGTGATTGTAGCGCGCACCTTCGTGCCGTCCCCCGAGAGCGCACCCGCCCACACACCCGGAGTCGAGACGGAGATCGGACGCACACGCGTGCCGCCCGACATCACGAACCGTGCGCCGGCGAGCTCATTCGCAAGCAGCATGCGCGTGGCAATGGCCGAGCTGCCGAGCGGCGCGTCGGCCGTCACGATCTCGTCGTCTCGCAGGAAGCCGAGGCCCGTCTGTCCGGTCGCAGCGTCCACCGTGGCGATGGACTGCCAAACGCCCGCGCCGTCTCGGCCCTCCCAGTACGCCGTGCGGAAGTTGATCCCGGCGAGGTGGAGGCAGCGCACCGGCCCGAGGAACGGCGAGGTGACAGTCGGGTCGAGCTCCCACGCGATGATCTGCTCGCTGGCGGTCGTCGTCGAGCGCCACGTCCGACGAGGCGAAGGCTCCTCCTCGACGTGGACCGCGCGCACTGGGAACCGGTAGTCGGTGGCGATCGTCCACGTATCCGAGCGGTACGCCGGCCCATCCGTGCCGTACACCTCGAGGCCACCCACCGCATAGACGGGCGTCGGCGCGAGGTCGCGCGGGAGGAGGTCGGCAGGGTTCGCCGGCGGCGTGTAGATCTGCGTCTGTCCTGTGCCCGCGTACTGATCCGAGACGTACGCCATGCTGCGCCACGTCTGGTTCACCGCTACGCCGGCGCCGACACCCGAGAGGTACTGCACGCGGTGCGTCGTGGAGGCGCCCTGGACGAGCGCGGCGGTCGTGCCTACCTGCACCCATGCGCGATCCTCGGCATCGCCTCGCGCCCCTGGTGCGTACCATGCCGTCGTGCGTCCGTTGTTTCCGGCAACGAGGCGGCAGCCCACCGAGATGCGGAGCCACACGCCCGTCGTCGCTGCGGTCGTGTTCACGGTCGCAATCGTGACGGCACCCGTCACGTCGAGCAGGGAGATTGTCGTCGGCGTGGCGACAATCGAGGCTTCAAAGGAGTCCGGTCCAGCCACGCCGGCGCGGACACGCACGGTCGCAGCGCCCGTCGTCACGGACACCCACGCCTCCGCGATCACGCCTTGAGCCATCGTACCAGCGGGCGATCCGGTCCACGTCGCGGAGTCACCGACGCCGCCCGTAACCGTCATGCCCGAGGAGGACAGCGCGACAGTCGGAGCGCCCGTCGAGGTGTACGCCCAGCTTACCGCATCCTGCGTCTGCGGGAGGTCGTACGGTAGCCACGTCCGTTCCCACGTCACCATCGTGTCATGGGTCACCGGACCCGTCAGGGACGGCAGCGGGACGCTCGCCCACCCGCCCGCTGTGAGGATGGCGATGGATGCCTCAGCAGTCGCTGCGATCGAGTTGTGCTGGTGGCTCACGACGAGGCGCCCACGCTGCCAGCACGTCGCAAGGTAGCGTGGGTGCGTGGCGCCGGTCCCCTCGCCGCGCCAGATCATGCCCTTCGTCGTCGGGTGCGAGCTCGAACCCGTGCCGCTCCACTGGCTATCGCCATAGTCGGCGGTGTAGCGAAGGGCGATGGCGTCGAGGCCCGCGAGGACAGTGTCCCGCCCGACAGCGTAGACACGCCCCACGTCGTCGGCAGCGAGCGCCATCTCGCCATCGTTCCAAGTCGTCGTGCCGAACGCCCAGCCCATCGGGTTGGACGCGTCCTGCATACGCACTTCGGTCGCGCTCAGGAACAGAGAGTACGCCGAGCCGATGCGTCGGCTCCACGGACGGTTGAGCAGCCCGTACGTCGCGTGGTTCTCGCGTCGCACGTAGGCGATGATGAACCCGTCCGCGATGGCGACGACATCCCCGAACCCGCCATGGTTGTCGATGTCGGCGCCCGAGTACTGATCGACCAGCTGGAAGGATGCGCCGAGGTCCGCGCTCGCGTACTGCGCGAGGCGCTGGCTGTACGCCGTCGAGGTGTCGATGATGTCCACGAGGAGGACGATCTGCCCGCCGTAGTAGGCGGCGCGCATGCGGCGCACGCTCTTGGACACCGTCGAGATCGATGCCTCGAGGCAATACCGCTGGCCCGTCGTCCACGTCGCGCCGTCGTCGTCCGTGTAGGACATCCACACCTGTACCGTCGAGGAGGTGGAGTCCTCGACGCAGTAGAAGCAGAGGATGCGTCCGCTCGGCAACTGCACCAGCGCCGGCTTAGCACCCGTCGTGTACACGGCGCCGATCGTGACGGCGTGGCTGAACACCAGCACGTCAGACCAGCTCGACGCCGACGAGGCGCGGCGCGAGGCGCGGACAGCCCCGCCCGTCTGGTCCTCGTACGCGACAAGCAGACCATCGTCTGCGGTCGAGAGGATCACGGCGTCCCGGTAGTCGTTGGCCGTCGTCGTGTACCGCACCGAGCCCCATCCCGTGAGCGTCTGCGGGACATCCCACCCGCGCCACAGGGTCGCGCCCTGGTCGCGCCAGACGAAGCCGGCGCCCTCGATCCCCGGCATGCCGGCGCGGAGGGTCTGCACCTCCACCGTCGTGCCGCTCTGCTCGCCCGTCGCCACCAGCGTGGCATACGTGTCCTGCGAGGCCACCGCCTCCCCTGGCATCGGTCCAGCCTGAGTCGCGGTGGAGAGCGTCGAGGAGTACGCGCCCTCGTACGTGAGGCGCGGATCAGGGATCAGGAGGCCGCGGAGGTACGTCCGAGTGAGTGCTGTCGCCATCTCAGAGTGCCTCCCGCATGCCTACCGTGCGCGCTCCCCTTATCTCGACAGCCAACGGCGACCCCATTCTGAGGTTCTGTTTGATGAAGTCGTTGTAGACACGGTGCCTGTATTGCTGAACGATAACCATAGGTTGAGGTGTCTGCGGGATGCCGGCATTCGCTGCGCGCACCGCCTGCTCCCCACCGATCGCGTTCACTCCCGAGCGGGACAGCACGCCCTCCCCGCGCACGAGGCGCGCGTTCACCTCATCAGGGGGAGCGCCGACGATACCGCCCGCGTGGAAGGCCGGCTGCTGTGCCGCGATGGTCGCCACCTGAGCCGCACCCGCAGCACCCGCCACCGCCGCAGCGATCGGGTTTGGAAGGCTCGCCGTGACAGCGGCGGCGGTGTTGATGATGGCCTCCGCGAGCTTCGCCGCCTTCGCAACCTCAAACGCCTGGATCGCAGCGTTGCGCTGCGCGGCTACGCGCTCCTGTAGTGCCGCCTTCTCGCTGGCGGTGAGCATCTCGCTTTGGTCCGCGAGTTGCTGCTGGAGGCGCCCGAGAGAGTCGGCGCTCGAGGAGGCGAGCGCGTCGAGTCCCTGCCCGACCGAGCCGATACCCTGCGCGATGAGCTGCGCGTTCTCAAGCGCCGCAGCGGCTTCAGCCTCGCGGGCCTCCGTCGCCTTCGCGGCTTCGTCCTGCCGCGCCTTCTCGCGCACGGCGGCGATCTGCTCGGCTACGTCCTGCTCGATCTGAACCCGCGCTTCGGCGGCGGCGGTCTGCGCGGCCTCTGCTTCGGCGTTGGTGAGCGCGAGGTACTCTGTGCGCTGCGCGAGCTCATCGAGCTGTCGCAGTCGCTGCTGCCCCGCTGCGAGGATGCGCTCCTCCTCGGACACCGACGATCGCTGGTCTGCCGTCAGGGAGCGCATGGCCTCGGCGTAGTCGATCACCGTGCGCGTGTACGTCGCCTGTGCCCGCTCCTTCTCGCGCTCGGCCTGCTCGGCAGCACGGGCAGCGTCCGCAGCCGCACGATCGGCGTCGGCCTTCGCAGAAGCCGCAGCAGCGGCGCGCTCGTCGGCGCGCTGTCCTGCGTAGCGTGCGCGGATCAGTCCCTCAGCCGTCGAGATCTGATCGGCCTGCTTCGCCTGAAGCGCCTCCACCTGCGCCGACAGATCGCGGTACGTCTGCGCCTCGGCAGTGTTCAGCCCCTTGCCCCGGTTCGCGGCAGCGGCCGAGGCGCGCTGCGTCTCGAGGTACTGGAGCTGCTCGCGGTACGCCGCCTCGATCGCCTCGGTACGGTTGCGGACGGCGATCTCCTCCTCCGTAGTCGCCCCGGTCGCCAGCGCCTCCTCGTCTGCGAGATCGCGCGTCAGGCGCGTAATGTCTCGCGTGCGGTCGAGCGTAGCGGAGGCGAGCTTCGCCGCCTCCTCATTCTTCTGATTGACCGCCTCGAGCTCCGAGGCGAGGTACTGATACGCAGCAGCGCCCACAGCGACAGCCGCAGCGACAGGCCCGAGGATGGCGAGAAGGCGCGTGCCACCCAGCGCCGCGATCTCGAACCCGTCCGCGATGTCCGCAGCGCCACGCGCTACGCCACCAAGCCCGGGCACAACCATGTCGAGGACGCCTGCCACCTTGCCGGCGTTCGCGCCGAACTTGCCGATCTTGTCGCCTACGTCGCCGGCGGCGTCTGCCGCCTTCTTCGACGCGGCGGCAGTCTGCTCCATCGCGCGCTTCGTTGCGGCGGCGCTGTCCTTCGACGCCTTCTCTGCTGCCTTGATGGACGCCTGCAAATCCTTGACGATCAACTTCGCCGTGTCGGCAGTCATGCCCTGCACGGATGCGAGCTGCGCCTCGAGGTTCGCCAGCGAGGCCGATACGGTCAGGTTGATGTCAGCCACTGCGGCCTCCCTTTAGCGCCGCCTTCGTGGCGCGCTGGATGCTCCGAATACTATCGCGCGCGCGCTTCTTCCCGGGCTTGATCACGTTTTCCTGCCACATGCTCCTACCGTCGCTCGCCTTCGGGTTGGGGCGCACAGCGCGCACGCCCACCGGATCGCCGTTCTCGTCGAGCTTGGCGAACCGGTAGCCCGGAGGCATCGCCTTGTTCTTGCGGTAGTAGTCGCGCACCTCGAAGTACTCGCTCTGCTGGGTGAGCTTCCGAGAGGAGATCAGCGACAGAGGCCCGGGGCGCTTGATCATGTAGGTGGCCTTCTCGGTCGCGTACACGACGCCCGTCACCTTGTCGGTCGTGAGGCGCATCTCCGTTTCGATGCTGTCCTGCGAGTCGCCCGATCGCTTGTCCACCTGGTCATACCAGTCCTGGCGCGCATCCTCGGCCACCTCGTCTACGAGCGCCTCGATGCCCGTCGCGAGCCCCTTCGACGCAGCGTTGAACGCGGCGCGGAGGCTCTGCTCCAGCGTGCCGTCTACGGCTACGGTCACCTTTCCCGATCCGTACACGACACGCGCCATTCAGCCTCCGAGCCCCCAGAACGAGGCGCCCTCTGCGGTCACCGTATCACCCGGACGTGGCTGGAGCGGACCTCGTGCTGCGCGCTTCGGCGGCGGCGTGTGCTTCGCCCGCCACCATCCGAGGACGCGCTCCTGCTGGTCCACTGTCCACCCATAGAACGCGTCTGGTTCGCCGCAGTACGTGAGCCCGATCTCGAGGGCTACGGCGTCGAGCCCTCCGTCCGGCCCTCGGTAAAATCCGCGTGGGTCTGCACCGCCTCCTCGCGCGGGTAGGAGTCCACGATCAACGTGATCGCCTTGCTCGCGGCCTCGGCCACCTCGGACTCAGAGACGCCGGCGGCGTGGAGCTCGTCCCGCACCGCAGCGCCGTAGGCCATGCCGTCCCAACGGCATCCCGCCAGTGTGGTCTTCAACGCGGGGCGCCCCTGCCAGCAGACGCCGAGCGCGGCGCCCATGCCGATCCATCCATCCTGTGCCAGCGCCAACAGCGCCTTGGTACGCGCGGCGTGCGAGGCAGGTGCTGCGAGCGTGACGGTACGGCCCTTGATCGTGACTTCCATGTTCCTTCTCCTTCTCGGCGCAAAACGAACAGCGCCCGCCGTACCGTAGCACGACGGGCGCTCCCCCACCTACGTCGGATCAGGTCGCCGTGATCGACCCCAGCACCTCGAAGGAGATGCTGAACGAGTCCGGGTCTCCCTCGGACAGGTCGATCGAAAGACGACAGTCGTTGAGGACGAGAACATGATCGGAGGGGTCCCCAAAATTCGTGCCTTCCGCCGTAAAAGTGACGTTCAACGTATACAAATCTGCGGTCGCGCCGAGCGTAGACACCGCAGCCGAGAACGATCCCGTGCGGTTGACGGCATCCCACAGCGTGTTGTTGGTGGCGTCCGCGAGGTCCGTGAACTGCGCCGTGAAGGAGCCGGTGGGGAAGGAGCGGTTCGTCTTCCGCACCGTGCCCATCTCGCCGCGGTCGAGGTACTTCGTGTACTCGTAGTTGCCCTGGTTGGCTCCCGTGATCGAGAAGTCACCAGACTCGTACTGCACGGTCAGAGTGATCGGAGACCCGCCGCCAGAGGCGAGGGTAATCAGGCCGTCACGAAAATTCTTGGGCACGGACGAGATGGGCATGGTCTACCTCACTGGAGCGGGAGAGTGTGTACGACGCGGAAGGATATCACGCCCGTGACCCACTCTCCTGCGTCATTCGTCGTGCGGGTCGTAGTGACGAGCTGGAACTTGTACGACAGCGGCCACGTCGCGTCGTACACCATCAACTTATTGACGATCGCCTGTTCCCCGTCGAGGGCGTCGTCGTAGGTGTCGCTCATGCTCTTCGGCGCGAGACGCCACGAGTACCGCACCTCGAGCGCGGTCTCCACGAGCGTTCCCTCGGCAGGGCGCCCTCGGTACTGTCGAAGGTCTGTTGTCTCCGTGGGCGACACCGAGAAGCACTTATGCGCGAGACTGTCTGCGTCCCGCCCGAAGTTGTCGGGCGCTACGCGCGACTCCTTCCAACCCGTCAGCGTGAGGAGGCGCGTCGTCACGTCCTCACGCAGCTGGCGGATCGTCTTAGCCGCCATCAGCGCCACCATGCCGTGGCAGAGTACCCGCGTCCATTGGTCCAAATTTGGCTGGACGCGGACTTCTTCTTGCTCACATCGACGGTATTTTCGTCAGCTTCGTCGTATGTAAACCGGAGCTGTCCCCACGCTGCCTCGTACTGCACACGGTAATGCTCGGCCAGCGCCTGCCAACGCCCACCGTCGCCCGCTGACGTGGAATAATCGAGGAACACCAAATGGAGCGCGAGCATCAGCGACACGTCTCGTAGCGCGCTCGGCTGGATCACGAGGTAGGGTCTGCGCCCCGCCGCGACGAGGCGGCTGCAAATGCTGTAGAAAGCCTCGTCGATGTACGGCTGGTACGAGGTCGCGGCTCCGAGCAGCGCAGGAAGATCGGAATGCCGCATCGTCAAGTCGTCTTGGCTGATGCATACATAGAGGGTTCTACGGCAGAGAGCGGCGTCGTTGCGGAACGTGTGCGTCACGCCGTCCGGCATGACGAGCGCCCACTCACACAACCAGCCCTCTCCGAGCGCCGAGGCACTCGTCGTAGCGCCCGAGAGCGTGTACTGCGCCACCGAGGCCGGCGGGATGGTGACCGCCTGTGCAGACACCAGCGCCGACCCATCGGGGCGATACAAAGAGAACGTGCCGGCAGTCGGGGTAGCCGTCGCGCCGGCGCGGGAGGTCGGGCAGGACAGCACCTGAGTGCGGCCACGCTCGATCGTCTCCGTCGAGCGGAACCGCGCCGAATAGACAGTCTCCGCGAGCGACATCCCGACCTCCGTGCCTACCGGCCCTTATCGCGTTCGCGCTGGTCTTGGCGCTTCGCCGCGTCCTGCGCCGTCTGCCTCGCCTTGTCGGCGGGCATGCCGCCGTCTCGCAGCTGGCGCGCCATGCGCTCCATGGCCTCGCGGTAGCCTGGGCGCTCGCCGCTCACGCGCGACCTCGACGCACCTTCGGCTTCGGCGCGGGCTCGGGTTCCTCACCCGGAGCGGGAGGATTGTAGAGGCGCTCCTTCGCGGAGATCATCGACTCGAGGAGAGCCTCCTCGACGGCGAGCGCATCGCGGTGAAACGGAGAGGAGGGCGCCTTCTCGCGCCACTCGTCCACCTTCTTTTCCTGGCGCTCGATCTGGACGCCGATGAAGTCGGGATCGGGGAGGTCGATGTACGTCCCGACGAGAGACTTGCAGAAGGCCCAGTAGCCTTCCTCATCGCTCTGGATGCGCGTCTGTCCCGCCACGATCTTGGGGCTCTCCCACTTCGACAGGTGGACCAGACCGGCCACGCCCTCGTAGGCCACGCAGTAGCCGCCAGCCTCGGCCTCCCACGGGATCACGGTCCAGCCCCGGCGGCGCTTCGCCACCTCGGCGGCGTCCGTGCTGCCGTCCTTATCGACGTTGCTCACACCTGGGTCAGCAGCCAGCACCGACAGCCACGGCACCCATTCTCCGTCGCGGAACGTCCACCGCGCAGGATGGTGGATGTACCACCATGCTGGACGTGGCTCGAGGCGCACGAGCTCCTTCATCGCCTGCGGTCGAGAGGCGGGCTGCGCGGCGAAGTTGCCGGTGCCGCTGGTGCCGAAAGTCGCTGCCATCTTGTCTCCTTCTTCGTGGGGCGAACGCAGAAGCGCCCGCCCCGGTAGACTAACCACCGAGACGGGCGCTTGTACTGCTCGACTTAGAAGTCGGACAGGACGCCGACGCCGCGCAGGTCATCGAGCTCGGCCACGCCGACGAAGGCGGAGCCGACGATGATCGTGCTGCCGTTGCTGGCGTCACGCTCGAACTCGACGACGATCGGGGACTGCGGGATCACGGTCGTGGAGCCCATGACCGGAGCGGCGGTGCCCGTCGCAACGCCGATCGCGCCGCGCGTGAACATCATCCCGAGGTAGTCTGCCCCGGCGTTCGCCGTGGGGGTGGTGTTCGAACCGTACAGGTCCACGGAGAAGAGGGAGCCCTTGAAGCCCGGCCCCTTCGCATTGACCATATCCTGCGTAGCCGAGAGGTACTGGCCGGGGCCGGTCTCGGAGCGAAGCGAGCTCATCAGATCGTTGATCTGCTGGTTGTGCAGGACGGCCACGAACTGCCCGTCGTTCGCCTGGAGCTGGAGGGCGAAGATCGCCGAGTAGAACGTGGAGACCGAGAGGTCCACGCCCGTGTTGCCCACCGAGGTGGAGAACCCGGAGGACAGTGCGGTGAGCATGGTCGTCACGCGCTTGTTGTACGCGAGGACCATATCGGACGCGAGGTTGTCCACGGTGACATCCATCGGGATGCCGGTCGCGGTCAGCTGGGCCAAATCGGACACCTGCCGCCTGAGGGCCTGGCGGGCGATCGTCACATTTGCGTTGGTCGTCGTGAGTGCAGTATTGCTCACCGAAGCGTTCTCGGCCACCGCCGCCATCGCGTCGGCGCCCCACGACACGACAGGCACCTGCACGACGCTGGAGCCGGAGCCGTTCATCGCGCGGAGCTGCACGATCGCCGGGTGATTGACGAGGCTGGCGGTATCCGTCAGCTTCATCAGCACGGCCTGGTTGAGGATGGCGGCAACGCGGGCGTTGCCGCTGAGCGAGCTGTAGTAGACTTCGTTGGCCATAGTAGCGGCCTCCTTGAGATTATCGAGGTTAGACCGCGCCTATCGCTGTTGACGGGAGTTCGTGCCCGAGCGCGTGCGAGGTAGTGCCTCGCACAGCCAGCCTACACATACTTCCGCTGCCGTGTCAACCTGCGCGCAATGCCGCGAAGATCGCATCCCTGTTCGCCTTGAACTCGGCGGGCGAGAGACGCGCGATCGCCTCTGGCGTCCAGCTCTGGGGAGCGTCGGGCGCCGCTGCCACCGCAGCGCGTGCCGTCGAGGGCGCGGGTGCGGGCGCCGGCGTCGGCGCTGCCGTCGTAGCAGTCGGCGCGGGCGCATCCGACAGGTACGCGCGCACCGCCTTCGGCAGTGCCTCCTTGTTGCCGAGCCACTCCGAGATCGAAGGCCGGCCCTCGGCGGGCAGCTTGGAGTACGCGTGCTGCACGTATTCGAGTCCCTCGGCATCCATGACGCCGGCGGACATGATCTCACGCTCGAGGCGCAGCGCCTCGCGCTCGGCCTTGCTCATCGCCTTCTGTTCGTCGAGCTGCACGCGGTACTTCTCGGCGGTCTCCGCGAGCGGCTGGAGCTCGCCCACGCGGGCCTCGAGCTCCTTCACGCGCGCGACCAGCTGCCGGATGCGGGCGTTCGCCCCGCCGTCGTCCGTGGTCGTAGTCCCTTCTTCTGCGCTCATGCTTCCTCCTTCTTGCGTTGAAGCGCGGCTTTAATCCGCGCCTGCTGTCTGACGATCTTCCGCGCCCACGTACGGCCAGCATCGCCGCCCCATAGGAGCCACGCGATGTAGCCGGCGCTCGGGTAGCCGGGGTTTCCACGCTTCGCGGCTGGCGCCTCGAGGTCGATCTCGTGCCGCGTGAAGTAGTTGTTCATGCGCTTCACGGTCTCGATCGTGAGCGTGCGCCTGTTGCCGAGATCGCGCGCCCTGGCGACACCCACAGCCGTCCCGCCACGTCCGTACTCGGCGCGCAGCTCAAGCCCACGTCGGGCAGCCGCAGCCACCGTAGCCGGCGGTTTCAGGTCGAGCTCGCCGCGCTCCTCCGCGCGCTGGAACTCGCGGTAGACCGCTGGCTCATTGAGACGCAGGTAGCGGCGCTGAGCCTCGCTGACGAACGGCACTACGCCTCCTCGCTCGCTTCGCTCTCGACCTCGCCGGGGAGCTCGGTCTCTGCCTCGACCTCCTCGCCCGTGAGGTAGCCGCGCGCCTCGCGCAGAGACTCCAGCACCGCGCGCAGGATGTCGCGCTGGTCGTCGGACAGCGAGCCGGCAAGGATGCCGTCGAGCGCCTCCTCGGAAGCGCGGAGCTCATCGACCGCCTCGGACATCGCTTCGGCATGCTCGCGCGATACGTCGGCGGCGGGCGGCGCTTCCGGCGTCTCTGTTCCTTCTTCCGCGGGAGGCGCCGCCTCTCCGCGCATGGCGCGGATCTGCGCAAGCTGGGCTACCGCATCCTGCTCGCTCAGCGAGCCGAAGTAGCGCAGCGCGTCCACGTCGGACATGAGGCCAGCACCCAGCATCTCGAGGACGTGCTTACGCCGCGCCTCAAGCTCTTGCGGAGAAAGCGGGATCTCGCGGTAGAGGACCGAGTACCCGCCCTCCGGGTAGTTGGTGGGCTCGGAGTTGGCCTCCGCCCAGCGGTTGAACAGGATGGCCGAGAGTCCGACGAGCGCCTCGTCGGCGGCGCGGAACTGCATCACGTACCGGCGCTGCGCGACCCGCTTGCCCTCCTGGCTGAGACTGATCGCGTACCCGGAGCGGGCAGAGCCACTCGTACGCTGGAGCTCGGAGGGCGCGAGGCCGGCGTCCGTCGCAGCGCGGTGGGCGATCGCTGCGATCACGCTCTCGAGTTTCTCGACATCCGATCCCGCCTGGTACTGACCGAGCATCGGCTGAGTCGTCTCACCGATCGGGTCGAACATCAGGATCGTGGCCGGATCGGTCGTGACCTCCGAGCGGCTCGCGCGGGAGCCGAGGTCCACCGCATCCATGCCCGCCACTCGGACGCCGACCGCGTACCGCTGCGGGTGCGATGCGTCCCTGATCGCGTGGTTCAGGTAGCTGTAAAGCACCCCGAGGTTCAGGCTGGCTTCAAAAAGTTCAATATTTGCAAAGGGATCGAACAGCCGATCGCCGTACGTGGATGCATGGTAGAGCTGCGCGGGGATGACGGGCGTGCCGTTCTGCCGGCGCCATGCCGCAGGGTAGTCCGCACCCGAGTACGTCGCGCCGTGGAGCTCCACGGTCAAGTCGCGCCCAAACTTCCACCCGTCGAGCGCCTCGAAGACCCGGTATGTTGGAAACTCGGGATCGCGGATGTCCCACACGTCGAAGGTCCAGACGTACGCGTCACCGATCCACCGCAGCCGCAGCTCACCAAACACGACGGGCACAGTCGGCCTCGACGCGTCGGCCTCGGCAAACGTCATGTGTGGCGGGACAGGACGGTAGACGAGGCGCCCGTCCACGACCTCGACGCGAAGCCACATCTCTCGCAGCGCGATGGTCAGCGCCTGGAAGCGCGTCATCTGCGACCACAGGCCCGAACGTGCGATCGACCCGGAGGATCCAATCAGACGGTCGAGGTTTGCGCTCGGTGCGATCTGCGAGTGACGCACGTCGGGCTCAGCGTCGTAAAGCGTGGCAAGCTCGATGCTCGTCGTCCGCATCATGCACTGGGTGATGTCTGGCACACCCCACGCGGCGCGGCGCGTCGAGCCGATCTGCTGCTCGAGGCGGGCCTCCAGCAGACCGAGCCATGTGCCGGACATCATGGCATAGCGCGCGCGGGAGTGTTCGACGCGGCGGGCCTCGTCAGGGTTTCCCGGTGCGGGAGGCGCCGGCGTCGAAGTCGTGGAGTAGTGCATGGCGTTTCCTAACCGAGCGTAAGTCGTTGCGGCGCGAAGGCGCGGCGGGACAAAAGTTCGGAGCCGTACCTTAGCGCATCAATTGTGTGCTTGTGGTTCGACGCCTCGCGCCCGTCGAACTTGCCGAGGTCTTCGATCAATCGCTTGCACCTCGGATGCACGATGAAATCGCCGCGGAGCATGGCGCTCTGGAGGATCCGGTACGAGTGAAAAACGGATCCCGCGGGCTTGTAAGCGACCGAAATTCGCGCCGGCCATGATCCGATCGGGATCTTGAGCGCCTTCTCGAACGCCTGGACCAGAAGCGCGTTGGACTTGATCGCGCCGCCTCGACGGGAGATCGCCGCTCGATCTCCTACCCATCGGTCGATCTGCTCCCAGCGGAGGCCGGCGCGCTTAATCATCGCGAGGATCTGAGCAGCGTCCTCCTCTGGCGTCGTCATGCCGTTGCTCGACACGACATCGAGTACAGTGATCCGGGGCTCGTTGTCCGCTGTCCGCGTGATCGCCACCATGACGGCGGTCTGTGCGCCCGACTCCTTCCCGTGATCGATCCCGATCCCGATCTGCGC